GTCATCAGTTTCGATGAGATCGAGTCTTACTTCCGCGCCAAGCAGAACGGGCAAAACCCCGACTTTCCAAAAGGCTATAAACCTGAGTACGCATTCTGGTACAACCTCTTTGTACAAGTGTGCGAGTCTCCCTCATGGCCACGGCTCGTAGCTCTATCCATCGGCGATCAGTTCACTGCAGGTAACAACGCTGTGAATGTCCTGAATGAGCTAAGCGAGATCTTGATGGTTGAGCTTGAAGACAACTCGCTCAGCCAAGAGCTCCTAAGCCAAGGTGCTCAACAGCTTCAAGACATTCGTGAACAATTCATGGAAGCTAAGAAGCAAGGTGACAATGGCAAGGCTGCTGAGCTCCGCCAGCAAGGTAAGGAGCTTGGCCGTCAGATGGAACAGAGCCTGCTTCAGATGAGTGAGCAGATGCAACCTCAAGTAGATAAGGCAGTAGATCGTGCACATCAGGCAGCCAAAGATAACCAAGAGGCACTAGCTGCTCTTGCTGGCTCTGAGGCTGGCAAAGGAGTTGCCCTCAATGATCTTGATCAAAAGCGCAACCTCGCGAAAAAGCTCAGCAACAACCCTGGCCTAAGGGAGCTTGTGCGTCGGCTCGGTGCTCTGCGGCAAGCCTGGGCCGATCGCAAGCGGGCTCGCAGATCTCAAACCAGCTATAGCGATATAGTCGGCGCCAAATTCGCCGACACAATCACCAAGGCATTCCCCGCTGAGATCGCTTTGGCTGCCACGGAACAAGGCCGAGCTCTGTTTGCTCTGAAGTACAGCCAAAAGACACTGCTTTGCAAAGATTACGAAGCAAAGATCAAGGAACTCGATAAAGGTCCCGTGATTATGTACATCGACATCAGCGGATCGATGGCAGGCGATTGTGAATTGTGGTCTAAAGCCATTGCCTATGTAGTTGCTGAAGAATGTCTCAAACAGAAGCGTGCAACGCACATTCACCTATTTGACACGCTCGTACAGAAGAGTATCCATCTCGATAAAGATCGGACAGACAACGAACGCCTGCTCAACTTTGTGCTCGGGTGGACAACACGAGGAGGTACTTCTTTCTGCTCGGTTATCAACCACGCGCTGTCGGATATCAACTTCGTTGAGAAAGCCGACATTCTGATGATTACAGACGGTAACGCTGAGGTATCGGATCCTTTCGTAAGACGCTTGAACGCTTTCAAGCAAGAACACGGTGTGCAGTGGAATAGCTTCTGTATCGGTAAGCAAGCTCGTGTGCTCAGAGAGTTCAGTGACTATGTACACACTGTAGATGTATTAGATGACCCTAAAAGCGCAGAGTTGTTTCAAAATGCTCTCCGGTGACTCCGTCACTACTAGGAACTCGACTTAGATTGAGGGGCAAACGTCGCCCCTCCTATGGATAGGCATGTAGATGCAAGAACTGTGCGGCGGATAGAAGCTGAGTACTGCCCTGCCACGGAAAAGTTTGAGCTAGAGGACTGGCTCGCTCAACAGCTATTTGAGACCTATCACAACCTGACCGGGGGCGAACCTGAACTATTTAAATTTCGTGATGCAGCCTTGGTTTACGTGCCTGAAACGGAGCTGATAAACGCCACTATGCTTGTGGAAGATAGCGTTACAGAACATTGCATACTCCTGAGCGGGTTTCTCTACAAAAATTACGGAGTCCGAAAGCTGAGCAACAAGGCTGACGTTGAGATGCACTTGATGCTCTCAGAACATGACTTCGAATTAATGTCCCTCCAGATAACCGACGACCTGATCGCATGGTATGAAAACATGCACTTGATAAAGGAGGTGCTGGAAATGACGACTGTAAAACGAGATCCTTAAAATATCCTTAAGTGCCCTTGCCTCAATGGGTTGGAAAGATAGCATCTCTTCGTTCCGCTTCCCATTACATGAACTTCTCGTTCAAAATCGGCGACACAACCCTGGACAACAATGAAGCAAAGGCCCTGCTCAACGCAGCTGGCAAGTCCACGGCGATAGTGGTGGACATTGCAGAGCACATCGACCCTGCGATGATTGACGCCAAGAAACTGTTCTCAATCAGCGTCGAGACCAAGAACCCTACACTGGCTTCACTAGCTGCACGCTTCGCTATTGAAGGCGTTGAGACCCCTAAAAAGCGCTCCTACAAACGGACGGAAGCGAACAGGATCTCTCGCATCGAACCGAAGATCGCAATCGCAAACCCCGATGATGCGATTGAAAGGCTGTGCAAAATGGGCAGTCTGAAGTCACTGGGAGCTGCAATGATCCTGGAGGGAGTCTCTGAAGGTCACAACCGCACTCTTCGCCAGATCGCGACTAACTGCGTCAACTCCATGGCCTACCGAGGCTCTGTCAGCCCTGATTCGCAGTGTTTTATGGGCTTCTGCAAAGACGGCGAAGGTCACTACCGAACCTTGAACCAGGGACCCAATGTCCCCCGCAGCGCTGCTTACCACGCGTCGCCGATGTACACCTCCGTACGTGATGGTGCACAACTCCTTAAAGAGTGGGGACTCATCGAGCTGAAAGAACTGATCGAGTTCGGCAGCAAGGATAAAGAACTCGATGAGAACAGCCGGCAGCTGCGCCGAGTGGTTTACGCTGTGTGTCCCACAGCGATGGGTCAGAGAGTAGCTCGTGAGTGGGGCGACATTTCAGACTTCATCAGCCATCGCTGGAGTAGCCGCATCCGGGAGAAAAAGTCTTACGCTGCTTGAACGGCTAACCACTAAGCTTACGGGGCGTCGCAAGATGCCCCTTTTTTACTCTCATGAAAATCTTCTACGCAGACACCAGTGAAAAATTCAAGCAAGCAATTAACGAACTAAACGCAGTACCAAAGCTTTGTCTAGACCTAGAAACAACCGGCTTGGACTCGCACGTTGCAAAAGCGCGTTTAGTTCAGCTCTGCACAACTGATGAAAAAGTAAAGGATCGGACTGTCTTTGTTCTTGACTTATTCAAGATCTCAAATGCCACAGGGCTGAAGGAGTTAATTGAGAGCCGCGAGATGCTGCTCGGCCACAACTTGAACTTCGATCTTCAGTTTCTGCTGTCTTTAGGTATCGACTTCAAGGGTAAAATTTTCGACACCTATATCGCTGAACGCTGCTTAAGGGCTGGATTCAAAGAAAAGAAAGTCTCACCTAAACTACAGAAACCTTATTTTGACGATATCAGTTGCTCACTAAAGGCTGTTGTTCAGAGAAGACTAGAGCTTGACATAAGCAAAGAGCAGCAGGTTTCAGACTGGAGTAAACAGGAATTAGATATCGAGCAGATCGAATATGCAGCAAAGGACGTCGATCTACTACCTCAAATCGCTGCAGATCAACTTAAAGAACTTGTAGAGGAGTCACTGCTGGATGTGTACTCGCTGGAGTCTAAGTGCATACGCCCCGTGGCACGAATGTGTCACAGAGGATTCAACGTCGATGTTAATAGGCTAATAGCACTAAAGAGCTCTATCGAAGAAAAATTAAACGAAGTTACTCTAGAATTCTGCACTCAGCTTGACGAGGCTCTGCCTGCCGACTTAAAGCTCCCGCGAAGCATCGATGGATCACTTGCAATTGGTAAAAACCTCCGGAAAGAATTCAACCCAGGCTCCGGAGCTCAGTGCAAAAAATACTTCGATGCACTTGGCGTTGCTTTACCAACAAACCCTTCTACAGGAAAGAGCACGCTTAATCAGATACAGCTCGCAGAATTCGATAGCGACGACCCTATGCTCAATCTGTACCGAAAAAGAACAAAGGTAGAGACTCAGCTAGAGCACGTTGAGAAGCTGATCGCAAATATAAATCCGATCACTCATCGGATCCACTCGGGATACAACCAGTACGGTGCCAACTCGGGTCGATTCACCTCAAGTGGAGCGAAAAAAACCAGCGCTCGAAAAGTTAAAGATCAGTTCGCTATCAACGCTCAACAGATCCCTCGTGATAAAGAGTTTCGTCAGTGCTTCATAGCCACGCCTGGTTTCAAGCTGATTATCTGTGACTTCAGTCAGATCGAGCTGCGCCTCGGCGCAGAGCTGATTGGGATCCCTCAAATGGTAGAGGCTTTCAAGCAGGGTCACGATCTACACACTGTTACCGCAAGCCTCATCTACAGAGTCCCACTTGAGGAAGTTACGAAGAACCAGCGCCAGGAAGGCAAGACCCTTAACTTTGCGTTGCTCTATGGCATGGGCTTTCGAAAATACAAAACCTATGCCGCGCAGAGCGGAAAGATTATTTCTCTTTCGGAGGCAAAGGTCGCACACCAGGCGTTCCATAATGCCTACCCACGGCTGAGGCAGTGGCACCGGGAGCGTGCGGCGATGGTTGAGGACGGATGGACTTACGTAAGAACTCCGCTAGGTAGGCGGCGGCTGCTTGCTTACGACTCAGCTGTTATGACTGCGTGCGCCAACACCCTGATCCAAGGGGCTGGGGCCGACATCCTTAAACTTTCATTAGCAAAGCTTAGTCCGCATCTAGGGGATGAAGCTTACCTAGTCGCTTGTGTCCACGATGAGATTGTGCTCGAAGCCACTGAGAACAAAGTCGAACACTACAAGGAGCTCCTAGAGCGCTGCATGAAGGAAGCTGCTGAAACAATCCTCAAAGAGGTTCCAGCCAAAGCCGATGCTAGTTTCGGGGACGACTGGGCAGATAAGTAACCATGACTCAAGCCACTAAGCGCGTGCGGGCTCTCTCGCCTAGCAAATTTAAGATCGGCGACCGAGTCACCGAAAACTCGAAGAACATCTCCTGTGTTAACGCCTTTGCAGATCAAAAGGTAAAAGACAAAGTATCCGGGTACATAAACAACACCCGTATCGGAACCGTCAAAGAAACCTTCGTAAAAACTAACAAGCGCGGGGATCGCAGGCACTACGCTGCTGTTTTGTGGGATGGATTTAAATCCACAACGGAGCACGAACAAGGTCGCCTCGCTATCCACACGGCGGCGCAGCTCGAAGCCGAGCGGAAGACTCCTTCGACGAATAAGAAAAAGACGTCCACAGCCGTTGAGATCTTGAACCTCGACGCTGTTAAGGAGCGGGAAGTCTTTACAGCAAAGACAGAATACGGCTATGTCGGCTGTGTTCGTTTACGTAGCGGTGTTTGCTTCACAGCTGATGTTTTCTCCAGTGCTCTGGAAGCAGCTAACAAAGCCCGCAACTTAAAGAAACAGCTAGAGCTGCCAGTACCTCAAGAATGTAACGAAACCAAAAAAAACACAGAAGAAATTAAAAAATGTGTAGTCAAGAAAACCGTAAAAAAGGTAGCCTTGAAGTCGAGATTGTACACCCTCGACGAGACAAAGGCAATGCCACTCTTGCGTTTCCAAGAGGTGTGGGTGATTATAAAGGACTCTATGTACGTCAGTGAGTGTCTAGACAAAGAGAGGCGCAACTTAGTAAGCTACACGTCCAATAAGGACAAAGCGCTCTACTTCACTTGCCACGAGAAGGCCAAGATGACGATGCGTGTTCTGAAGGGGACGATAGGCCCTGGCTTTGACCTCAAGAGATTTTTTATCGAGAATAAGTAGACTATTGATTGGAGTTGACTGAAGATGGCTGTACGTTACGCGGGCGATTTCTTCGGTATCCCCTTAGCGGATACTAAAGAAGAAAACTCAATGCTTCTTAAGTACTACCCAGAGTTAAAGAAACCGGGTCAGCGTAAGGCGGGAGAGGAGGTTGAGGGGGCTAGGTCGTTTGGAGATAGGCAAGCGGCGGCTCCTTTCATAGGTTTTAAAACTTTCGAAGCAAAGAAAAACCAACAGGTAGCTGCTCCTGTGTTTAGTGGTTTTAAAACCTTTGAGCAAACTAAGTAATGACTAAACTCAAACAGGTGCTTATAACTAAGTTATGTTCTCTGTTAGGTCTGTACCCGGTGTTTGCTGTAAATAAAGAGGATCAACGAAGTATCATCGAGTCGGCAGACTTCCAGCCGAATGACGTCTACTGAGTACTGTCTGATCCTCGAAAGGAGTAAGAGAAAGTTAGAGCTAGCCATAACTGCTAACGATTCAAACCACGCGCAGGCACAGGCTGCGGACATAGCTCGAGCGTTGCAGGCCGATACATTTTCTTTGTCCTATGAGGGCAGCTCAAAAGGCTCTCTTACAGACTTGTTCAGGCGCCTCGCCTCGAGTGACTTTGAACACGCCTGCTGCGAGGAGTGGAGTGGTTCGTTTTGTAATGGATCTCCAGTGATTTACGCACTAGGTCACAAGTACTACGTGCGCCCCTTGATACTTGATTATCTTGAAATCAACAAAGACGGTTGTGTCAAGCCGTCCTGCGGCAACCGCCTCTGCATCAATCCATACCACAACTCTTACAAGAAAATGAAAGCGTCCAAGCTGGGGGACGCAGACACAAATTTGGTACTAGCATTCTCCCGCCAAGGCGTCCCCGTAAGGGAGATCGCTAAGGCGTTAAACGTACACCGCTCAACGATTTACCGAACGTTAAACCGTGAACATCTTCATGCTGGGCCTGCGCATCACTGACGCAGCTGACACCGACGAAAACAAAGTTGTGCACGTCTTAGCCGAATCGCTACCCTCTAGCGATCGTCGGGTTGCGACGAAGGTTCAACTCTCAACAAAAGAAGATCAGTACAACGCAAAAATCCTCAAGGGACTCAAAGAAAAGCAGACTGTGTTTGCTATTGGGCCTACTAAAACGACACCAGACGGAGTGCTGCAGATGCAGCCCATGCTCGTAGTAACAGACGAGAACTGGGATGATCTTCTTGCTGTTAACTTGTTTGTGTCCACGGGTGGCCTGGGTCCCGTAACTGAGGAGACTCAACTAGGGGACAACACCGTCACCAACCGCTCGCTTGCTTGGCAGGATGAGAAAGGTGAAACCTCGTGGTTCAAACTGACGGCATGGGACGCACTGTCTTCACAGCTTGCAGAGCTAGCACCCGGCACACCGACAATCGCTGTCGGAAGGGTAAGCACTAGCGAAAAGGAAGATCGCAAGTATCTTAATTACGGCGTAGAGAAGATTCTCTATCTGCCTCGCAGCAAAAAGGCTGCACCTGCTAAGGCTGCTGATCCCGATAAAGGAAAAGTATCCACGGCTGCTCTCGGTTCACTGGACTTCTCTCTCTGATTAACGACCATGGTTTTTATTGCTGGTAAATTTTCGGCCGATGAAATCCTCTGCCAGATTCCGCCGCACACCCTCCGAATCGATCTTCAAAGTCGCTATTGGAAATCCGATACTGACAGCGAAGCGGCGATCGTTGACAGTAACGGCAACGGGATACCGATATCGTTTGTCCTGCTTGGCTTCACGCCGTACTTCGGGAACCTCGGTATGCGAGCGCATGAAGAGTTCATTCGTGTTGCTTACATTGGTGTATCACCTAACCATCGTCTGCTTCCACCTCGGTGTGTGTGCACTAGCAT